GTCCTCAACACAATCAATGTATTTAGACAAAAATCCCGGTTCAATATCATCGAGAACCTCCTTACAACGATTGTACGTCTCGGCGAATAAGGGATCACTAAGATCGTAATTCCGCAATTCGATCAAGAAAGCTAACATTTGGTCTGGCATATTGTTTAACTCTTTACCAACTTCACAAAAAGAAATAGTTTTCACTACTTTCTTTGGATCTAAGACCCCAACTATGCGATCTCCATTTCTAACGAAATATCGAGAAAGGAAACTGTAAGAAGATCTCCCCTGACCGTTCCAAATAGGTGCGAACGACAGGGGCAAATCTTTATCCGAACCATCCGTGACTGGTAGACCAAGAATATTGCTCATGGTGTCTTGAAGGATAGTAAGATCAACACATTTCACTATTTTCTCAGGGACAGAAATAAGTGAGTCATCTCCCAGAAACACCATTTTACATTTTCTCGAAACGGTTTCAAGACTAACTGATCCACGACAAGCCATCCAAATAGCGATGGGCCAAGAAATTTGTTGCATGGTGATGTTGATGACAGTGGTGAGGAAGGAACCGGAGGGATGTCCTAACCATTTTACTAGTTTATCACCATATAGCATGTAAAAGTGAGCAATCCTACCCATTAAGACCACCATCATACGTCTCCAGTAATCACATTCTCCAAAGTAACTGTGTGATATCGTATCGCCAACGAATTTCTTATCGAAAAGATTGAACCAATAAAAGAGGATAGCGTTTAGTTTGGCTGGAGTTATGTGAAGATCCAAGGAAGCAAAATCACCTGCTAGAACAGAACAGTCATCTCCAGCTTCTGTGAGATACATATGTATGAGTCCGTAGTCTTCAGGAGAAAGACCCAAAGCTGAATTGTGTGCCAAGTTCTTGTGCATATATTCAGAAGCCACATCGTAAAAATACTTCCTTTGTATAACAAATTCGTGAATGGGGCAGCAAGTAAACAACCTCGTTTTCCCTTCAGTGACCTTATCAATAGAACGGGCTTCACATTTCAAACATCCTTTGACGATACTGCAAGTAGCGGCATCATTAGAATCTGAAACATTCCTCTCAAACTCATTAAAGAAATTAATGAAGTCTTCATTAAATTCGATAGTCTCACTATCAACGCAAAATCCCCCTTTCTTAGTAGAAATGGAAGTGAAAGGGTAACCAGGAGACTTGGATCTCTTAATAGAAGGCAGAGATCTTGAATTGATAAC